TGGAAATGAAGGAGAATTTGATGGCTTTACTGCTTTAGCTACTGCTGATGCTACGGTTATAGACGTTGCTAAAGATACGGTAACTGCTGCAAACGTAATTTCAGAACTAGGACAAATTGTTGATGCAATTCCTTCTGCTCTTTACGGAAGTGAAGATTTAAATCTGTACGTTTCTCAAAACATCGCTAGAGCATATGTAAGAGCTTTAGGTGGATTTGGTGCTGCTGGTTTAGGTGCTGCTGGTACAAACTCACAGGGAACACAATGGTGGAATAATGGATCACTTTCTTTTGATGGTGTGAAAATATTTGTAGCTAACGGTCTTGCTAATGATAATGCAATCGCTGCTGAGAAGTCTAACTTATTTTTTGGTACTGGTCTTTTATCAGACAGAAATGAAGTAAAAGTTATTGATATGGCTGATCTTGATGGTTCTAAAAATGTAAGAGTTGTAATGAGATTTACAGCAGGTGTACAGATTGGAGTTGGAGCTGATGTTGTTCTTTATTCTTAATAAATAACTAACTAATATAAAGGGTGGGTAAGCCGATAACGTGCCTATCTACCCTTTTTTAATATAAAAAAAAATAATACTATGGCTTGTGATTTAACTGGTGGGAGATTAAAACCGTGTAAAGATGCTGTGGGTGGTATTAGAAAAGTTCATTTTGTAGATTTCGGAGATTTAGGTACTATTACAGTAGGGTCTAACGATGAAGTTACAGACATGAGTGGGACTTTTACTTACAACACATATGACGTAAAGGGTAACTCTTCTTTAGAAACGAATATTACAACATCTATCGAGAATGGAACAACATTCTTCGAGCAGGTTGTAAACATAACTTTGCATAAACTGACAAAGGAAGATAACAAAGAATTAAAATTAATGGCTTACGGAAGACCACATATTTTAGTTCAAACGTTTGATAATAAAGTACTATTAGTAGGTAGAGAGAATGGTGCAGAAGTAACTGGCGGAACTGCTGTTACTGGTACTGCTATGGGGGATTTACAAGGATACACCTTATCATTTACTGGAAACGAAACTTTAATGCCTAGTTTTGTAGATGGAGCAACGGATGCAGATCCTTTTGCTGGGATGAGTAGTGCAACAGCTACTGAGTCTGCTCAAAGAACACCGTAATTCAATACTACTTTGGATTCAATAAGGGGGCTATTTCAGCCCCTTTTTTTGTACCTTAGTAAAAACAATTCTATCCACCTCAGTTACTTTGTATATGGAAATATGTCCAACAACAGGGACTCAGCAATTAAAGATCATAACTAGAAAAGATGCTAGTAATCCAGTAATTAAATTAACTGATAAAGAAACTAGAACTACATCTACAATAACACCTACCAAATCATTAAGTGGTAGTTATATGGTTTTAGATGGGACTTTTTCTTTAACGGAAAACAATCTTTATTCTTATAGAGTAGAATTATCTAGTGAGAATAGTGAAGAAATATACAGAGGCTTAATCTACTGTACTAACCAAACTAATTTGGATAAGTATTTCATAAATCAAAACGAATACATTGAAGAGGACAGTTTCGACAATGAATATGTAATTTTATAATGGCTAAAAGAAAACCACAATTACCAGTTGCTAAAGCAAAAGACTCAATTCACGTTGTTAGTCTTGCCTCTTACACATCTACAAAGGTTATAGAATCTACGAGATACGATTGGATAGAATATGGAGAAGATAACATGTATTTTCAATACTTAATTGATAGATACAACGGATCTGCAACAAACAATGCTTCTGTTAACGGAATATCAGAAATGATATACGGTAGAGGGCTAGATGCTACTGATTCAGAATCTAAACCAAAAGAGTACCAGGAAATGAGAGAACTCTTTTCTAAGGAATGTATGAAGAAAGTTTGCTATGATTACAAGATGATGGGTCAGGCAGCTTTACAAATTATATATACTAAAGACAGAAGTAAGATTGCTCAAGTGGCCCATATGCCTATTGAAACTTTAAGAGCAGAAAAAGTGTCAAACGGAGAGATTAAAGCATACTATTATAGTAGTGATTGGTCTAATATTAGCAGGAATGATAATCCTACAAGAATACCAAGTTTTGGCACAAGTGATTCTCCAATAGAAATACTTTATATAAGACCTTATAGAGCTGGATTTTATTATTACTCTCCAGTTGATTACCAGGGAGGTTTGCAGTATGCTGAATTAGAAGAAGAAATTGCTAATTACCATATTACAAATATTCAAAATGGTCTACAGCCAAGTATGTTGATTAACTTTAATAATGGTACCCCTGATAAAGAGCAGAGAGATTCTATAGAAAGAGCGATATACGAAAAGTTTAGTGGTACAAGTAATGCTGGTAAATTTATATTAGCCTTTAATGATAGCAAAGAATTGGCTGCAACAATTGACCCAGTAACTGTAAGTGATGCCCATAAGCAATATCAGTTCTTATCTGATGAGAGTATGAAGAAGATTATGGTTTCCCATAGAATTGTTTCTCCGATGTTGGTAGGAATAAAAGATAATACTGGTCTTGGTAATAATGCAGAAGAATTACAAACAGCATCTTTATTAATGGACAATACCGTTATTAGACCGATGCAAGTTACTATTCTTGATGAATTAGAAAGAGTATTAGGATATAACAATATCGATCTTGATATATACTTTAAAACGTTACAACCATTAGAATTTACTGACTTAACTAATGCTATTAGCGATTCAGAAATAGAAAAAGAAACTGGTGTTAAAAAATCAGAAAGGGATAACGACCAAGAACAAATTGATGAACAAACAGAAGAACTAGGATAATGGCAACTGCACTATTTATAAAAAGAGCTGATTTAGTCAAGAATACTGCATTGAGTGGGAATGTAGATACTGATAAATTTATTCAATTCATTAAGTTGGCCCAAGAAATACATATACAAAACTATTTAGGTACTGATTTATACAATAAGATAAGTAACCATATTATTGCTGGGGATCTCGCAGGACACTATTTGTCTTTAGTAAACGAATACATTCAACCAATGTTAATTCACTTTGCAATGGCAGAGTATCTTCCTTTTGCAGCTTATACAATCGCAAATGGAGGAGTATACAAACATAGTTCTGAGAATAGCACTCAACCACAGAAAGAAGAAATAGACAGCCTTATATCTAAGGAAAGAGATTACGCTGAATATTATACAACTAGATTCATTGACTATATGAGTTTTAATGCTAGTGGCAGGTTTCCAGAGTATTATTCAAACAATAACGAGGATATATATCCAGATAAAGACAGCTTATATCAAGGATGGGTACTGTAGTTAAGGACAAAATACAATACAAGACCAAGAAAGAGAACATTATTAAATTAAATAATTACTTAAAAAAGGTTAATAGTAAACCAATTAATAAATAATATGTCAAATAATATTGGTTGGGGGCAAATTTATTGCAGCAGTTGGTTTGGTAATTCTGAAAACGAAGATACTACTCATATAGATAGTCAACCTTCTTGCTTTGTTTAAAAAATAAAATATGGCAAATAATATAAATTGGGGGAAGATATACTGCGACATGGAAGTCAGTGGAAGTTTTGGAGCCGATGAGCAATGGTCTACTTTTTCTATTTATGACCCTGGGGCACCTGCTTGTTGGTCAAATGTTCCAGTAACCCCATTTTCAGCAGATTTAATTAGCTACTTTGGAGGTAATTTAACAGCAGACACAACAATATTTAAAGCAGATAAAACACAATTTTAACATAATATATAATGGCTAAACAAACAATCGCAATTGGAACAACCGCAAATGATGGCACAGGTACCCTACTGAGGGATGCTTTTGACATGATTAACGACAATTTTACAGAACTGTACACAGATGATGCAGGAGACGTAAATTCCGTTAACGCAGGGACAGGAATAACAGTAAACCAAACAACTGGAGCAGTAACAGTTACAAATTCAGCTCCTGATCAAACGGTTTCTTTAACTGAAGGGGCTAATGTAACAATCACAGGAACTTATCCTAATTTTACAATAGCATCTGATGATGTAGTTGGTGCTGTAAATTCAGTAAATGGTCAAACTGGTGTTGTAGTTTTAGAT